CCTTAGTGGGTCTTTCGCAATACCGCGCCCGAAATATGGTTTGGGTGTACGACAAGTGGATGGTGGGTGACCCACAGACACGCAATATCGGCTACTTAGTGCAGGACACAGGCCATCACTGGGGGCAGCAAGTCTACTGGGAGTTTGGCACACTGATTGTTTACAACAAAAGCAACGGGGCGATATTCAATGAAATGGAATTGGTCAGCTTGACGGGCAGTATTGCTCTTGGCAAGAACCCACAAATCAGCACCAGTTATTCGCTGGATGGAAAAGCATACAGCCAAGAAAAGTTTATTTCAGTTGGCACGATTGGCAATACCAAGAAGCGCCTTACATGGTTTCAGCAGGGGCATATGAGGAATTGGCGCATACAGCGTTTCCGTGGCGATAGTGATGCCCATGTGTCCTATGTAAGACTTGAAGCGCAAATAGAAGCATTGGCGTACTGATGGCAACCGCACCCATCTCCCGCAAACTGAACTTAACCCGAGACCAGCTTGCCACATTCCTGACGGACCAACAGCAGATTAGGCAGTTTGAATTGCTATTTTCTACGGTTGATACTTTGCAAGTGATTGTGGGAACTGACTTTGAGTATCAAGCAGACAATGCTGCAGCAACGGCAAATGAAGCACTAGCGCAGATTCAAGCACTGTCGCAAAATACTGAAGTAGAAGATGCCGTGCTGAATGCAAAAGTGCAACTAACGCTAGATGCAATGACCAGATTGGCACAATCATTGGAGTTGCTTGCGCTTGCCCCAGTGCGTAATAATGTGGAACTGGCGCACGATGTTAATGGCATCTTGCCGTATGCAAACCAAACCCCAAGGGTGAGATCAAATCAGGTGCTGACATGGCTTTCGATGTAATTACCCCTGTTAAATTAGGCCAAGCCGCCATCACGACAGGCGTGACTACGCTTTACACAGTGCCAGCAGCAACTAGAACATTGCTCAAAGAATTCAGTATTGCCAATACAACGGCGGCGGATATTAATGTCCGAGTGTTTTTAGTACCTTCAGCAGGCACGGCTGGAACTTCAAATGCTTTCCTTTACGATGTTCCTGTTCCATACGCCAACGCCTTGCAATATAACGGCATTGAGGTGCTTAATGCTGGTGACACCATTCAAATTCAAGCTGTTTCAACAGGCCTCACAATCATCGCAAGTGGTGGCGAAGCCACATAAGGAGTAGACATGACAGTAACAGTAAAAGTACTGATTCCAGCAAAACAAGCTGAAAACACTCAGACCACACAATATACAGCCACAAACTGCAAAACAATTATTGACAAATTCACAGCCACCAATACCACGGCAGGCAATGTGACCATGAGCGTCAATTTAGTTACCAGTGGTGGCACGGCTGGCGTAACCAATTTGATTGTGGATACTCGTAGTCTTGCACCCGATGAAACCTACACATTCCCTGAATTGGTAGGGCAGGCGCTTGAACCAAGTGGTTTTATTTCAACTATTGCCAGTGCAGCCACATCATTAACCATCCGAGCCAATGGGCGTGAAATTACTTAAGGAGTAAAGAATGAAAGACTTTATGATGATGCCCAAGGGTTTTATGGGCTTGCCAAGCGAAGAGGAGTTTTTAACCGTTGCTGAGAATAAAGCCAATTTCCTGATTGCGGTGAAAGATTGGCACTATGGACCCGAAGAACCAAGCAACGACCCAAAGGCAAACCCTGAGTTTTATGACTCACTGGCAGAAGCCATGCAGTGTGACGCAAAAGACGCAAGACGCAAGCACTGCTCTAACTGCGGTTACTACGACAACAGCTTGATGACCCAAGTCAGGATTGAACGCATCCCGATGGCTGGCTATGACACTGGCTATGGTTATCGTGGGCATTGTGAGAAGCTGAACTTTATCTGCAACGATATGCGGGTTTGTCAGGCTTGGGAAGATGAAGAAGAAGAATATTGACCTTTTGTCAATTTGTGCGAAAATCAATCCGCTGAGTTATGGCATCCAGCGGCCTGCCCTATATAGGAGTTGTGCATGGTTACGGTTGGAATCACAGAGCAGCATTTGATGGAGGTCTATTCAGACCCGTACATCACAAAAGTTGGGCATGATAATCGCCCTGCTGCGCCAATCCAACACCCAAATGTGACTTATCTATCTGCTTGGGTTGGCGGTTCATTTGTTGGTGCTTTTATTGCCATCAAGCAAAGCGCAGTTGAACTAGAACTTCATGCGTTACTTAAAAAATCAGCCTTAAAAGAATCTCGCACCCTCGGTCTTGCCTGCCTAGCGTGGGCTTTTGCTCAACCAATCTTGCGGGTGACTGCTTACATTATTGAAGGACTTGAAACTGCAAAGAACTATTGCATCAAGTTGGGTTTTAAAGTAGAGGGTTGCAGGCGTTGTGCTTGTGTGCAAAATGGCATAGTCAAAGATGTCTATATGTTGGGCATGACCCGACAGGAATGGGGCTCAATATGAGTTTTGTTGGCGATTTAATTGGTGATGTTTTTGGTGGCATCACTGGCGCAAAGCAAGCTGGTGAAGCAGGTGAAGCAGCCAGCAGAACGCAAGCGGCAGCCGCACAAGCAGGAATTGAGGAACAGCGCAGACAGTTTGATAAGTTCGTTGAACTGATGTCCCCTTATGTAACGGCAGGCACTGGGGCGTTGACAAGGCTTGCGCCTTTTGAAGAAGCAGGGGCTAAATCATTTGAACAACAGCAAGCACTTTTGGGTTTACGAGGGCCAGAAGAAGAACGTGCCGCCATTGAGCGCATCCGTGGTGGAGAGACTTTCCAAGCACTTGCACAGCAGGGTGAAGAGGCTTTATTGCAACGTGCTTCAGCCACAGGTGGGTTGCGCGGCGGCAATATACAAGGTGCTTTAAGCCAGTTTCGCCCACAGCTTTTATCCAGCTTGATTCAACAGCAATATGGGCGATTGGGCGGTTTATCAGCTACTGGTTTGGGTGTCACATCGGACATATTTTCAAGAGGGCAAGCCTCAGCTGCTGGACAAGCTGGTGCTGGTCAGCAACTTGGTGCAAATGTATCTGGTCTTTTGGGTCAGCAAGGCGCAGCAACAGCAGGCGGTCAAATTGCCAGTGGCTCAGTGCCTGGACGAACCTTCGGTCAACTTTTGCAAATTGGTGGAACTGTTGCAGGCATGGGTGGCTTTGGTGGCTTTGGCCCTTCAAGAGCGCCACTTGGCCCTAATACAAACCCTTTTTAAGGTGAGATTATGGTGCAACCAATCGATTACATGTCGCAAATACCGCAGCCTGACCTTGGGAAGAGCTTACTCAGCGGCTTACAACTTGGAACAAGCATTCGAGAAATTCAAGAAAAGCGTGTTGCGTCAGAACAAGCCGAGGCAGCTAACGCGGCTTATAAGACTGATTTACAAGCACTATTAGATAACCCATCTATGAAAGGATTTAATGAATTTGCTCTCAGAAACCCAAAACAAAGGGAAAATATAAAAGATGTGGCAAGTAGATTTACAACAGCAGAACAGGATGCTGAATTTAATATTGGCAGAAATGTAGCTATTGCACTTGAAAATGATAAACCCGATGTTGCGCTAAAAGACCTTAATCAAGCAATCGAGGCAAGAAAAGGGTCAAAATTATCAACAGCAGTTTATGACCAAGTACAACAAATCTTGTCAAACACTGATGACCCAGACCGTATAAAGAAAGCCAAATTTCAAACAAATTTTGTCTTAAATTTACTCAACCCAGAAAAAATGGCCAAAGTTGTTGACTCTTTGGAGAAGCAACAACTTGCACCATCAGTATTGTCAAAGGCCGTAGCTGATGCCGGTGAAGCCGTATCAAAAGCAGAAATAAAAGCTGCTGAAGCAAAAGATACTCCATCCCGCTTAATAGCAGAAAAAGAATTACGCGAAGCAAACGTTGCAAAAGAAAAAGCACAGGCACAACAAGAAGCTGTTAAAGCAAAATATGCAGAGCGTATGGCTGTTGACAAACTTGTACAGGATGCGGCGGCTTTAGGTTTGACTAAAGCTCAAACAAATGAAGTGCTAGCAAAGACAAGCAAACTTGGTTATGAAACTAAGAAAGCAGCTTTAGAGTTACAAAATTTAAAAAATAGTAATGGTCTTGACCCAGCAAAAGCATTCGAGTATGAGGAAAAATTACGCAAGGAATACCAAGTACGCACAAAAGTTTATGGAGAACTTGGCACTACATTTTCAAATATTGAATCGTCTGCCAAAGCTCAAACTGGCCCAGGTGATATTGCTTTGATTACTAGTTTTATGAAGATGCTTGACCCCGGCTCTGTGGTTCGTGAGACAGAATTTGCAACAGCACGTGATACTGCTGGCTTATATACAAGACTTGAAAATAGTTTAAAAAAGGCAGAAAGTGGACAATTCTTACAATCAAATCAACGAAAGGAATTTGTCGACTTAGCCAAACAATATTTGGACTCTGCACAGAAAAAAGCAGGAGACGATAAAAAAGCACTTGGTGTTGTGGTTAAGAACTACAAACTTAATCCTGAAAATGTATTTGGCCCACGCAATGTAACTGTGGATTACTGAAATGACATATTCAATAACCACCAAAGACGGTATTACAATTCCCGACATTCCTGACGATGTTCCTGCGGATTCGCCTGACTTAAAAGCAAGGGTGGCGGCAATCCGCGCTGAACGACAAGCAGCCGCACCAGCACCAACAATACAAGAACCAGCAAAAATGAGTTTCTTGGAAAGCATTGGTGAATCAATTACTGGCCGTGCTAGAGCAACACCAGAGACGCAAGCATTGCCTGAGTGGACCACTATGCCAGAACTCAATCAAATGAGTCTCGCATCGTTTAAATCTGCATTGGGTAGTTTGGTATCAAACCCAAAAGAAACTGTGCAGATTTTGCAATCCAACTTTCCACAACTTGGCGTGCGGCAGGATGAAAAAGGAAACTTTATTCTGCGTTCAAGTGTTGACCAAAAAGAATATGCAATACCGCCCGGCTTTTCTGTTGGCGATATACCCCGTGCAGTTGGTGGCGTATTGGCATTTACCCCAGCAGGCAGGGCGACAACCATTCTAGGTGCGGCTGGCAAAGCGGGACTAACACAAACGGCAATTGAAGCAACGCAAGCGGCAACTGGTGGAGAAATTAACCCAACAGACATTGCTTTGGCAACTGCCACAGGCCCAGTAGGGCAGATTATTCAAAAAGCTGTGCCGCCAGTAGTCACGGCTGTAAAAAAAGGCGTAGAACGGCTTAGAGGTCAACCAGCACCTGTTGCACCAAGGGTAGAGCCAGCATTTGAAGCGCCCATGAGTGTGACCCCCGAAGCGCCAGCACCTTTACCAACAGTAGAAATACCTCCAACAGCACCAGTAACACCAGTTGTTGCTCAAGTTGCCGAGGAAGAAGTTGGTAGTCTAGTCAAAAAAGCATCAGGCACAGGTTTTGGTTCTTCAGCCGCAAGGGATAGATTGGCTGATCTTGCTCAAGTTAATGTGGCGGCAAAAGAATCAGCAGAGAGATTAGGAATAGAACTGCCTGCGGATGTGTTTAGTGACAATCCGCAAGTCAGGGCAGCGGCTGGCTTGACACGCTCTGTTGCTGGTGGTGAGGCCGAGGCAGTATGGCGCAATACAGTAACGCAAGCTGTAGACAAAGCCGATGATGTGATAAAGCAATTTGATGCTACTTTTGTTGAAGGTGCTGTTGCGCCTGCAGTAGTATCACAAAAAATTAAAGATACATTAACAAAGACTCGTACAGACCTTAATACAGCAGCAGGCAAAGTTTATAACTCAGTTGACGAAAAAGTCCCTAAAACCACCATCGTTGATTTACCTAAACTTCGGGCAACTCTTGATGCCGTCAAAGCCGAGGTTGGTGATACTGGAATGTCTGCTGCTGAACGTAATTTAGCAAAGATGATTGAGGCTGGGAACGTAACATATGGTCGATTGAAAAGAGAAAAGTCCTTAATTGGCAATGCACTAAATAAATTGGAATCGCCCTACGGTAGTATGGCTGAAGCTGATTTAAAACGCTTATATGCTGCATTGGCTGATGACCAACTTACAAATGTTGGAAATATTGGCGGAGAATCTTTGCGACAAGAATTGCGTGCTGCAAACTTGTTATACGCAAAAGAACGTGCATTAGGCAAGCGTATCGTTAACGCATTTGGTCAGGATATTGAGGGCAGTGTTGCCAACAAGATGCGTACAGCAATCACAAGCGCAGCAAAAGGTGATACTGGCGAATTTAATAGATTACTTAAAACAGTGCCAGATGATTTAAGAAAAGAAACTTTGGCAACTGCCTTGGCTTCTGTAACTAGATCAGCAAGAGGTGCAGAAAAAGGCGGCTTTGGATTTTCTGAATTTGCCGATATTTATCCTAAATTAAGAGCTAATCCACCAGTCTTCAAAACTATTGTTGATACTCTTGGCAAAGACTCAGCAGATGTCTTGCGTGATTTGTTTGAAGTGTCTAAGCGAGTTACAGAAGCTAGAGCCAATGTCTTGACGACTGGAAAAGCAAACCAAGCATTGTTGCAAGGGATTCAAGCAGAAAGTTTGATTGGTAAGATTATGGAAAGTACACTTGCCAAAGCTGCGGTCACAGGCGCTGCGGCTGTTAGTGGTCCTATTGCTGCTGGCGCAACTTCAATGATTACAAGCGCATTGACCCAAGGTAACAAGGATTCTCTTAAAGCGGCAGGAAAATTATTTGCTGACCCAGCGTTTCAAAAGCTGGCGATTGAGGCGGCAACATCAGGACAAGCAAGTAACGCTACCCTGCGCAGCACTGCTATGTCACAATCGTTTCAGAAATTTGCAGATGCAGTTAAGTTGCCAAAGTCACTGGATGCACGGATTCAATTCTTGCAGTCCGCAATCCAAACTGAGCGTCAACTCACACAGGAGAATCCATAAATGTCCGCAATATCAGTAGAACCACCATATCCAGCATTTGCGGATGCTGATGGACAGCCGCTTGAGGATGGGTACATCTTGATTGGTGCAGCCAACCTAAACCCAATAACTAATCCGATTGTGGTTTTTTTCAATGCAGCGCTAACGATCGTTGCAGCGCAACCAATTCGCACAAGTGGTGGTTATGCTGTCTATCAAGGCACACCAGCACGCATATATACGGCAAGTGATTACTCCATTCAAGTTCAGAATAAGAACGGCACGGTGGTTTATACATCGTTGAATGACAATGCTTTCAGCGGCAGCGCAATAGTGTCAAATGCAACTGGGAATGGCACACAAACAGTTTTCCCTGTCCAAGCTAGCCCACAGGCTATTTATATTAATGGCGTGTATCAAAATCAAAATACCTACACATTTGCAAATGGCAGTGTAACTTTCACACAAGCACCACCTGTAACCTCTATCATTGAGTTTGTATTCTGAAGGATAAATTATGTTAAAAGCTATAT